CAGGAGTTAGAACATGAAATACAAGCAATCATTGCAGGTCAAGAACGAAACGGTTTCAAGCTCGATGAACCGTCTGCTATGCGACTATTGGCTGAATTTAAAACTAAGCTGGATGCTATTACAATTGCGATGCAAAGCATTTTTCCTGCCAAAGTCACTACTGGACGCACCCACAAAACCACCGGTAGACCCCTTCCCGACATCGTGGAAGACTTCAATCCCGGAAGTCGCAAGCAAATCGCCGAAAGGCTCATCGAAAAAGGCTGGAAGCCGAGCAAGTTCACCGAGAAAACAAACGCCCCAATCGTTGACGAAACCACGCTCGAAGGCAGCGACATCCCCGAAGCGAAAGCCATCGCAGAATACCTAATGCTACAAAAGCGTATCTCTCAGGTAGAAAGCTGGATCGAGGCAGTACAGGCTGATGGTCGTGTGCATGGTCGTGTTATCAGCAATGGCACAGTTACTGGGAGAATGACGCACATTAAACCGAATATGGCTCAGGTTCCAAACTCTACTGCAATTTATGGACCTGAATGTCGTAATCTTTGGACAGTTGAGAAAGGATGTAAGTTAGTCGGTATCGATGCAAGCGGTTTAGAGTTGCGGATGCTGGCGCACTACATGAATGATAATGCGTATACGAATGAAGTTGTATCCGGCGACATACACACAGCCAATCAAAAAGCGGCAGGGCTTGAAACAAGGAATCAAGCTAAGACTTTTATCTACGCATTCCTCTATGGCGCAGGAGCTGCCAAGATCGGGAAGATTGTTGGAGGCTCATCGAAAGAAGGACAAAAGCTCATTAATAATTTTCTACGCAACACGCCGAAACTTGAAAGGCTCAGAGAGCGTGTATCTAAAGCGTTTATTGAAAGGGCAGTCTTACTCGGTCTTGACGGACGCAAGTTACTCGTTCGCTCGGAGCATTCGGCGCTCAACACGCTACTGCAGGGCGCTGGTGCGATAGTAATGAAGAAAGCGTTAATTTTATTATATAAAGACTTGACAAATCGTAAAATACCATTTAAATTAGTAGCTAATGTGCATGATGAGTGGCAAATTGAAGTTCCAGCAAATTATGCAGAAGAAGTTGGGAAAGCCGGTACGCAAGCAATTGCTGATGCTGGTGTTGAATTTAAAATGAATTGCCCCTTAACAGGCGAATATAAGATAGGTGATACATGGAAAGAGACGCACTAAAAGATAAAGAAGTTGAGGGCGAAATCATTATTACCTTGTACGCTGATCGCACCTTTTCTATCGGAACCTCCGTTGATTTGGAAACAACGCTAGACTGCTTGATTGCAGCCGCAGATGGCATTGTCGAAGAAACAATGGAAGGGGTCGATGAAATGAAGTCCTTCTCCGGAAGGCATCACTAAGCTGTATTTATTAACCGCAGTATAACAAGGAGTTATTATGGCAAATTTAGAAAAGCCAGTGAAGTTTGAAGCAGAAGTCCAATGGGCTTTCTTTACTAAAAAGAATGAGATGTCAGGTAAGTACCAAGTAGACTTGACGAATCTCAGCGAGAATGCTGTAAAGGCGTTGACCGATGCTGGTTTAGAGCCACGCAATCGTGAAGACAAGCCTGAGAAAGGTTGGTTTATTACCGCTAAGAGCAACTACGAAATCAAGCCTGTTGATAAGGCTGGCAATGAGATCACAGATGCTGTCGGTAACGGATCTAAAGCAGTTGCGTTAATTAAGCCGTACGAGTGGAGCTGGAAGAACAAGAAAGGCGTTTCTCCATCTTTAGTCAAAATCATCATCACCGACTTGCAAGTGTACAATGCTGACCAAGCCGTTGAAGAAGAGGATGACATTCCACTATGAAAGCCTTAGTCGATGCTGATATTCTTGTATACCGATTTGGTTTTGCGTCGGAAGGAGACCCAGCAGAATTTGCGTTAGCTCGTCTATCTGAATTCTTGGACAATCTCTATACAGAATTGAACATCGATGAAGTGTGGGGTTATTTAACCGGTGGCGGTAATTTCAGAAATGAGATTGCTGTCACTGCGCCCTACAAAGGCAATCGTGTTGCACCGAAGCCGTATCATTTTCAGTTGCTTCGGGAATACATGGAAAGAGCGTGGGGATTTGAAGTAATAGAAGGAATGGAAGCAGATGATGCGATTGGTATTGAAGCCTATCGCCATGAGCCAGAAGAGACAATCATTGTCAGTATTGACAAAGACCTTAACATGATTCGTGGTAATCATTATAACTTCGTCAGGGAAGAAAAGTACTTCGTGACTGAAGAACAAGCAATCCGTAACTTCTATCTTCAAATTCTTACAGGTGATAAGGTTGACAACATTATTGGACTAGCCGGTATTGGTCCGGTGAAGTCCAAGAAGTTGTTAGCAGACTGCAATACCCAATTAGAGATGTACGAAGCTGTATTGAAAGCGTACGATGGCGACGAAGCCAGAGTGCTTGAAAATGCTCGTTTATTATGGATTCTTAGAGAGGAGAAGCAAGTATGGCAGCCGCCAGTAAAATGAAGTTACAAGATTGTCCGGTGATTAAGATCACTTGGATTGATGCTCAAGCCGATGCAGGTTGGGATGAGCCTAAAGTAGATATTGCACAATGCGTTACTGTTGGATTTCTTGTCGGTGAAACTGACGATGCAATCTGTGTCGCAGGAACTGTATCGGATCACGAATGCAATAATCGTATCAGCATTCCTAAGTCGTGGATATTGACGCAACAGTTAGAGGAAACAAAGAATGAAACCGCAGTCAGCAAAAGCAAAGGGAAGAAACCTACAAAAGTGGGTAGTAGAGCAGTTGCAAAGAAGGTTCCCGCAACTACGCCAAGGAGACCTCGTAAGCACGTCAATGGGAGCCGGCGGGGAGGATGTCAAGCTAAGTCCAGCGGCAAGAGACGCAATACCGTATCAGTTTGAATGTAAAAGCCTTGCTAAAGTAGCAGTTTACAATTATTATGAACAAGCAAAGACACACGGCAACCATGAACCAGTTGCTGTTGTTAAGCAAAACGGTAAAAAGCCTTTAGTTGTTGTTGATGCGGAAGTATTCTTTGATTTAATAGCGAGGAGCAAATGAAAGTATTAGAGATGAAAGAGCGTGAAGACGGAGGCGCTGAACTTCAGGTCGATATGACTGAACAAGAGCGTTGCTTCTTTATCGAGTTTGGTTTTAATCAGATGTTAAAGCAATCATTAGGTATGTTTAATGAGCAGTTTGAACCCAAGAAAGGAATTAAGAATGTTAAGTCTACAAGTAAGTCTAAGCGATAACTCAGACAATGTAAGCCGTACAGTCGAGTTTGATGAGGACCATACATGGTTGGATATTATCCTAGCCTGTGCGGATGTTATTTCAGCAAAGTACGGCTACGATATTACTCAAAAGATGAAGTTTATTAGCGACTCAGCTAATTGGTCTGATCGTGGATACGAACACGCTATTCCTACAGCCGCATGGGAAGCATTTCTAGGAAAGAACAGTGAAGTTCAAGAAGAGTTTGACTTCAATAAAATGGATGAGGAATGGTCATGAAAATCCTATTGCTTGATATTGAGTCTAGTCCTAACACAGCCCATGTTTGGGGTCTGTGGCAGCAAAACGTCAGCATCAATCAATTAATGGAATCTTCTTATGTCTTGTGCTATGCAGCAAAGTGGTTAGGCGATAAAGAAGTTGTATTTGATTCTGTTCATCAATCTAAACCTAAAACAATGTTAAAAGGCATTCATGGTCTTCTCAACGATGCAGATGCTGTGGTTCACTATAATGGTACTAAGTTTGATATTCCTACTCTTAACAAGGAATTCTTACTACATAGTTTTAATCCACCATCGCCTTATAAACAAATTGACCTATTGCGTGTTGTTCGTAGCAACTTTAGGTTTCCTAGTAACAAGCTGGATTATGTAGCACAGCGACTCAACCTTGGTAAGAAGCATGAACACGAAGGACACGAACTTTGGGTTAAGTGCATGAACGGAGATAAAGATGCTTGGAAGCGGATGGAGCAATATAATATACAAGATGTCGTTTTACTTGAGTCGTTGTATAACTCTTTGCGTCCTTGGATTCGGAATCACCCTAATCACAATCTGTTTGCTGACGATCATGTTTGCCCTAATTGTGGTTCGACTCGCTTGCAGAAACGAGGCACTGCGATCTCTAGTACCGGAACCTATCAACGCTATCAGTGTTCTGCTTGTGGAACTTGGTCGCAGTCTACAAAATCAATCAAATCATCCGTAGAGGTAAAACAATGCAATTAAAAGACTATATAGAGCGCATAAACGAGTCCGTAAGCCCCGATACTAAACAGGTTGGGGGTAATCATTACCAAGTCGCTGCGATCCAGCCTTGGGACATTTTCATGGCTTACAAGCTAGATCCTTGGACAGCCAATGTCATTAAGTACTCACTTCGGTTCCCGTATAAGAACGGTGTGCAAGACCTTGAAAAGGCAAAGCATTATCTGGAATTTCTTATTGCGAACTACGATACTATTGACAAAAACTACTATTCGTGATACACTAAAAGGTTCCACATGGCATTAACCCTCATAGAAATAAAAGACCGCCTCAAGCAGATCGATGAAGTTGATCTGTTAGAGTTACTTGATATTAGTAGTGAAGATTTGGTGGAGAGATTCACTGATTTAATTGAAGACAAAGCTGACGAACTGGAGAAAGAAGTAGAATGACATATAACACACCCTTTAGCACTGTAGGATACATTACATATAAACGCACATACGCAAGGAGATTAAACGAAGGAGATCCAAAGTCTCCGACAGAAGAATTTACAGATACAGTTGAAAGGGTTATTAAAGCCTCTAACGATCAGCTAGGATGTAACTTTGACGCAGATGAGCAA